CGGCCCGCAGCACTGCCTCGTCTGGGCCGACGAGTTCGCCGCCTGGCGGCAACTGAACGACTGCTGGACGCACATGCGCCTTGGCCTACGCCTCGGCGAGCACCCGCGCGCCATCGTCACCACGACGCCCAAGCCGCGCCCGCTGGTGAAGGAGCTGCTGCTGCGCTCCGACGCCGTCGTCACCCGCGCAGCGACCAACGACAACCCGCACCTCGTCTCCGACGTCCGCGCTGCGCTCTACGACCTCTACGCCGGCACCGCGCTGGGACGGCAGGAACTCGAAGGCGAGATCGTCGACGCCGTCGAAGGCGCGCTCTGGACCCGCGAAGGCATCGAGAAGACCCGCGCCAACCCGCCGCGTCTGACCCGCGTCGTCGTCGCCATCGACCCCGCCACGACCAAGAAGGACGACAGCGACGAGACGGGTATCGTGGTAGCCGGCCTCGGTGTGAACGGCGAAGGCTACGTGCTCGCTGACTACTCGCTGAAGGGCCACCCCGCAGAGTGGGCGTCCGCTGCCGTCCGCGCCTACCACGAGCACGAAGCGGACCGTATCGTGGCGGAGTCCAACCAGGGCGGCGAGATGGTCGAGCACACCATCCGCACCATCGACGCTAACGTTCCCATCACGCTCGTCCACGCCAGCCGTGGCAAGCGTACCCGCGCCGAGCCCGTCTCTGCGCTCTATGTCAAAGACCGCGTCCATCACGCAATGGGCGCTGAACTCGGCCTCCTCGAAGACCAGATGTGCCAATGGTCAGCGAGCGACGGCGAGGATAGCCCAGACCGCCTTGATGCCCTTGTGTGGGCGATCACCGAGCTCATGCTCGGCTCGCCGTGGGGTAGCGGCCCATTGAGTTCTATCGCATGACCGTCCGAGAACGACTCGCACAATGGCTCGCGCCTCCAGAAGACAAGGCTGCGACCGGCATCGGCGTGCAGATGATGACCTACGGGCCGCAGCTCTCAGCGTTCGCCAGGGACCCCCGCAAGGCCATGAAGCAGGCGCAGGAGGTCGGCATCGCCAACCTCTACGTCCGCGCCGCCGAGCGCGTCATCGGTGAACGGTTCTCCACGATCCCGTGGCACCTCTCTGACGAAGCGGGCGAGGACTACGAGAACGACGCCGTCCAGCGCATCATCGAGCGGCCCTACATGCCGCAGCCCGATGACCCGGTGAACTCCACGCCGCAGACTCGCAGCGCGCTCTGGCGACTGACCAGCCGCCACCTCGGGCTCTGCGGCAACGCCTTCTGGTATCTCGACCAGGTCGACGCGCTCGCTGGCTGGCCCGCTGACGTCATCTACATCAACCCGTCCCGCATGACGCCCGCCGAAGACAAGGCCGGGAACCTGCTCGGCTGGGTGCTCGACGCCGACCTCCCCGGTTCCGGCGTCCCGCTGGAGCGCAACGCCGTGCTCCACTTCCGCCTCGAGCCCGCCGATACCGGCCACTACGGCATCGGCCTCGTGGAGTCTGCCTTCTCGCGCATCGAGATGGTGAAGCTCGCCGACCGCCACGCCAACGACACGCTCGCTGCTGGTGGCCGCCTGGCTGGCATCTTCGCGCCGTCCGCGCAGTCTGCCGGTTCTATCCCAGAGGACCAGTACGAGCAGCTCAAGCGTGACCTGCGCAACATCAGCGAAGACCCCAACGCCGCCCGCCGCGCGCTGGTGCTCAAGGGACCCATCGAGTACACCAAGACGACCGCCACGCCGACGGAGCTGAACCTCGAGTCCATCGCGAGTCTCGGCAAGGACGGCATCCTCTCGCTGTGGGGTGTGCCTGAGTCGCAGCTCAACGGTGCCGGCCCTGGTGGTATGAACAGCGGCGAGACGCGCAAGTACGACGAAGCCTCGCTGATGCAGAACGCCGTCCTGCCCCGCGTTCGAGCGTTCACCGAGACGCTGCAATACCAGCTCCTCGACCGCATCGACCCGAACCCGCAGCTCGTCATCGAAGAGCCGACCTACGATGACGAAGCGCCGGCCTACGATCTGCTGTCCCGCGCCATCAACGCACCGATGACCAACGCGGAGCGGCGCGCCATCATCGGCTTGAAACCGCTGGGCTCTCCGCTTGATGACGAAGTGTGGCTGCCCATCAGCCTCCAGCCGGTCACCGTCGCGCCGATGGAGGCGAAGGCCCGCGCCGACAACGAGGCTGGCCGCACCATCCCCGGCGTCGATCGTATCCGCCGCACCATGACCTCGTCCATCTCCAAGGGCCTCGCTGCCGTGCTCGAAGCGATGAAGGCCGAGGTGAGCGAGAAGGTGGTGCGCAACTACGATCACATCAGCCGCAAGCCCACTGACACCGCTTCCTGGTGGAACGAGGCGAAGTGGGCAGCGGAGATGGAGTCCATCATCCGCCCGTCCGCTGCGCTCGCTGCGGAGGCTACCGCGAAGTCCACCGCGGACATGCTCGGTGCCGACTCCATCCGCAAGCGTATCGACAGCGGCCTGGTCAACGACCTCGTCCTTCCGCGCCTGCTCACGGGTATCGGCGAACGCATCGGCGGCATCAATGCCACCACTCGCGACAAGATCAGCAAGGCCATCATCGACGGCATCGCCGACGGGCTCGGCGCAGCCGACCTCGGTCGCAAGGTGCAGGAGTCCTCCGGCTTCGGCGAGTACCGCTCGGAGCTCATCGCTCGCACTGAGACGAACCGGCTGCTGAACGCTTCGCAGCTCGAGACGTACAAGGGCATCGGCATCGCCGAGGTTCGCGCCATCGACGGCGACGAAGACGAGGAGTGCGCTGCGCGCGACGGCATGGTGGTATCGGTCCAGGAGGCCGAGCTCATCCACGACCATCCCAACGGTACGCTTGACTGGGTACCGCTGGCCTTCGGCTTCGATGCCAAGGAGACGCCGACAGCCAAGGCCGCGCCTATTATGCCCAGCGTCATAATCCACAACCACCCGCCAGGCGTCGAGGTCGGTCCCACGTTCATCGAGCCACCCAAGGTCGACGTTCAGAACATCGTCGAGCCGACGCCGATCACGGTCGAAGGGCCGACGGTGGAGAACCTCGTCGCCACGCCGAACGTCAGCGTCGCTGCGCCCACGGTGAACGTGAGCCAGCCTGACGTGACCGTCGAAGCACCGAGCGTCACCGTCGAGAACCGCACCGAGAAGGCCGACACGCCGGACCTAGTCTACGTGGTCAACATGCCTGAGCCGTCGAAGGTGAAGGTGGACCGTGGCCCGGACGGGCGCGTGACCGGCGCACACCAGGAGTAGGGCATGGCAGTAACCCACACCAAGGTCAGTGCCATCGCCGACTCGGGCAACACCGACCTCGTCCAGCCGTCCGACTGGAACGCCAGCCACGCCATCGACAGCGACGGCATCACCATCGGTACGGGTGGCCCGTCCATCTCGGCGGGCAGCGGCGATCCCGAGAGTTCCGTCACCGCAGAACCGGGCAGCCTGTACCTGCGCTCGACCGGCGTGGTCTACCTCAAGACCACCGGCTCTGGCGACACCGGATGGGTCGAGTTCATCTGGTCTGACTGATGTCCGCCTCGCAGGCGTTCCAGGCCGGCTCGTTCCAGGGCAGCGCGTTCCAGACCGACCCGCTACCAGCGTTCCTCGGCGCAGCGTTCGAGCGCGACGCCTTCCAGGTCGGCATCGGCGGGCTGGCCTTCCAGTCGCCACCGTTCTGCGGTGACGCGTTCCTTGCCGAGCAGTGCCCAGCCACCCGCACCGCGCCGCCAGCCGGTGCCATCCAGTACCGACCAGAGCTACCGGAGGACGAGGACGGCGTGGCTGCGATCGCCGCCGCGCTGGCGTCATGGAGCCCATTCACCTAGTCCATATCCCCAAGACCGGCGGCACCGCCGTCGCGCGGTTGCCGAACGTCATCAAGCCGCGGGACCACTCGGTGCGGCTCTCGATGGTCCCGGACCCCGCCATCGTGGTCCTGCGTGACCCCGTCGAGCGCTTCCGTAGCGCCTTCGACATGTACGTGGCCCAACGTCACATCGTGCATCTCACCGACATCGACGAGTTCGTCGACCATCTCGACGAGGTCATCGACCGCCAGTGGCCAGGCTTCGGGTTCCGCCCGCAGTCATGGTGGATCGACGACACCGACCGCGACCTGGTGGTACTGCGCACCGAGTGGCTCGATGACCTCTACGGCGACACGCTGCCAGGTGTCGGCTCCATCTACCGCAACGAGTCACGGCCCAAGTGGTCGCTGCCACGTCCAGCGTGGTGGCAGCCATCGGCCCTGACGCCGGACCACGCCAAGACCATCGCGCGGCACTACGCCGACGACTACGAGTTGATCCGATGCCTTACCTCAAAGCAACCATCCTCGACGACGACGCCTTCCGGCTCCTCGCCATCCCCTTCGGCGGTCCCATCCCGTCGCCTCGTTCACCGCGTGGCGTAGACCTCGACGGCGAGTGGTTCGACGAGGACACCGACATCGAGCCGCAGCGCCTCAAAGCCCGCCCGGTGGACTGGCACCACGGCATGGACACCACCGTGAAGGCCGCCACCATCGGCAAGGCCGTGGACCCCGAGATGGACGAAGACGGCTGGTGGGTTACCGTGTGGCTCGACCACGGCGCCCGCCGCATGGGCCTCATCAAGAAGCTCGCCGAGGCGGGAGCGACGCTGTTCGGCTCCTCGCAGGCTGACCCTGCCGGCGTGGCGAAGGCCAAGACCGGCCACATCGACCGCTGGCCCTACGTGGCGCAGGCGCTCTCCACATCACCGCAGAACACCTACAGCGTCCTCCGTCCGATGAAGGCGGCTACGGGCGCTCCCATCGAAGCCAAGATGCGCGACCTGGCGTCTGACCTTCGTTCGACCTACGAGAGTGGCGACGACGAGGCGAAGGCTCGGCGAGTGCTGGCTGACCTAGAGGCTGCTGAGGCAGCCATCAAACAGCTAGCCCGCTAACGGGCTCCAACGCAGGAGGTGCTCCCATGAGTGCCAACCAGTTGGTCCAGGATGTCATCGCTGAGGGCAAGCCGCTCCAGTCGACGACCGTGGACCAGATCGGGACCGCTGCCAAGCGTCTCGAGGACATCGCCGAAGAGATGTCCAAGGCCAAGACCGAGGACACCGCGCGCTTCGACGCGCTGAAGGCAGAGCAGAAGGCCCAGGCCGAGACGCTCGAGTCCCTGAAGCAGAAGCACGACGCCGAGGTCCGCGAGTCGGAGTTCGCTGAGGTCAAGGCTGCCGCCGACGAGTGGAAGGCCCGCCTCGCCGACATCCGCGAGCCCAGCAAGGCTGCGCTCATCGGTTCCGGCCCGTCCGACGTCCCCACCCCGCAGCGTGGTGACTTCCTCAAGGCCCTGATGGACAGCAAGTCCGTCGACGACCTCGAGGCTCGCGCCGCTGCCAAGGCATGGCTCGACGAGAATGCTCGCCGCAGCGATGCTGATCCCCGCAAGGCCACGCTCGGCTCGACCGACGCGACCGGCGGGTACATCATCCCGAACAACCCGGTCGATGACCTGATGAAGCCGGGTCGCCACACTTCGCCCATCCTCCAGCTCGCTACGGTCGTTCGCGGCTTGAACGTCGCTGGCGTGGACGTTCCGTGGCGTGGCGCTGAGCCGGACCGCGCGACCATCATCGCGTGGGGCGACCAGAAGACCAAGAAGGACATGGCGTACAACGGCTACACGGCCACCATGTACACCCTGGCCCAGATCTACGACATCAGCCAGCAGTTCGCCCGCAAGTCGCAGGGTGCTGCCGAGCAGGATGTGATGCAGGAGCTGAACGACGGGCTTGCCCGTGGTATCAGCTACTATATCTTCCAGGGCACCGGTTCCAGCATGCCGTTCGGCCTGAACGCCGCGCTGGTCACCAGCCCGCCCTTCACCCCGACCACGACTTCGAGCCACACGGCTTCAGCCACCACGAACGCCGGCAGCATCGCTGCTGCGATCGCTACGGCTGCGGGCGCGCTCGAGTCTCGCAACCGTCGCGCCGAAGCGGCGCTACTCTCCTCGACCGCCTTCTGGACTACCGTGACCTACGGTGCCAACGAGGCCGGCTTCGTGGTGAGTCCGTCCATCGGTGCAGCCGGGACCAATGCCGCTGGCGGCATGATCTCGGTGTGGGGCATCCCCATCTATCGTGAGCCTGAGTACCTCACGGGTTCCGACGACCTCATCGTCGGCGAGTTCAGTGCGCTGAAGGTTTACTTCGGCGACGGTCCTCGCTACGACTCCAGCGACATCGCGCAGAACCGTTGGGATTACAACCTCATCGGCTTCCGCGGTGAGCTGGAGATGGCGTTCGACGCCCGACCCGCTGTCTACAGCGGTGCTCTCCAGTTCGTGGCCGACGTCGTCGCGTAAGCGCACGACGCCACGCCCCGCTTGCCGGAGTGGGGCAGAACTCCGGCACGCTTGTCCATGTGCGATACGATGGACCGACTGGCCGCCGTAAGCGGCCACACAAACCCGCAAGAGGCTGCCCCCTCGATGCCTGACATCCGCTGGAACTACCGCGAGGACTCATCCGACCTCTCGGTCATCAACAGCACCGCCATCCACGACGAGTACGACCTCCATGAGCTGCCGCCGCTCGACGGCTGGGCGCTGGACGTCGGAGCCCACATCGGCTCGGTCTGCATCCCACTCGCTCTCGACCATCCGAGCCTGACCGTCCTCGCCATCGAAGCGCTGGCGGACAACGTCGAGATGCTGGAGAAGAACGTCACGGACAACGGCCTCGAGGGCCGCGTGCTCGTCCTGCACCGCGCCATCGGCGACTTCGACGGCCCGACCAGCGTATGGTCGCGCTTCAAGAACATCGAAGGCGTGGCGGACCCGTACCTCTACGACAACCGCTTCATCGGAAACATCTACAACAAGCCAGGCAAGCACCCCGAAGCCGAGTACCACACCGAAGAGGTCGAGTCGATCACGCTCTCGACGCTGCTCGATGGCTACGGCATCACCGAGGTGGCGTTCACCAAGACCGACTGCGAAGGCGGCGAGTGGGCGCTGCTCGAGGACCCCGCGGTGGACCGCCTGCGGTACATCGTCGGCGAATATCACGACCGTACCGAGAACGACCTCTACGAGACGCTGCACGCGACGCACGAGGTGACCACCTGGCCCGCTGCCGAAGAGCACGACGCCGGCATCGGCCTGTTTATGGCGGTGACGCGATGATTGGCGATGCGATCTTTGAGTCGCCGCTCATGCTGGCCCTCTATCGCGTAGCGGAGGCGGCCAAGGCGTGGCGTGACGACCAGTCTGTTGACAACGAAGTCAGGCTACGCCTAGCGGTCGACGCGTTAGACGCCGAAATGGCGAAGGCCAAGGCTGAGGGCGAGCGATGAACGCCCTGCTGCTCCTCGCGCACTCCATCGAGGAACACGACCAACTCAAGCTGCTGACCGAGCTCGGCTACACCGTGGCAAGCATCGGCGGCTACATCGACCCACGCCACCCACACGACCCCAAGAGGCCCGCCCTTGACATCGACAAGGTCGATACGGTCTGGGACGCAGTCCAGGCGGTACCAGCGACTGAGGACGCTCCTGATCGGCTCTGGAACGCGAAGGACGACCTGCCCGACGCCATCGTGGAATGGGCGGACACCGTCATCGTCCACCACGTCGAGTGGCGCTGGATCGTCAACAACTGGGACAAGCTCCGCGACAAGCGCGTCATCTGGCGCACGGTAGGCCAGTCGAGCCACGAGAACGAAGCGCGGATGAAGCGCTACCGCGACGACGGGCTCCAGGTCGTTCGCTACTCGCCGAAAGAGCAGAACCTGCCGAACTACATCGGCGAGGACGCGCTCATCCGGTTCTGGAAGGACCCCGACGAGTGGACGGGCTGGACCGGCGAGGTCGACTACGTCACCAACTTCACGCAGTCACTGCTGGAGCGCGCGGGCTTCTGCAACGCTCGCTTCTTCCTCGATGCCACGAGCGACCTCCCGACGATGCCTGGCGGCATGGGCTCGGAGCAGTTGCCCGGTGGGCTCGGTGAGGTATCGCTAGAGACGATGCAGACCGCGCTCCGTCACTGTCGCGCGTACCTCTACACGGGCACCATCCCGGCGTCGTATACGCTCGGCTTCATCGAGGCGTCGATGACCGGCATCCCCGTCATCAGCATCGGGCCTGAAGCCTTCGGCGGACAGACGCATCTGCCCTACGTCCGCGATCTCTTCGAGGCGCACGAGTTCGCCTGGGACTGGTCCGATGACCCGGCCATCGCAAGAGAACGGCTGAACCGACTGCTCGGTGACACCGAAGAGGCTGCCGACGCCAGCGCGTGGACGCGCCAGCGCGCGAAGGAGACATTCGGCAAGGACGTCGTCGGGGCAGCGTGGAAGGAGTTCCTCGGATGACCCGCGTGCTTACCGACCTCCACCACCACGCCCTCGCCGAGTCGGAGCTGATGCTCTTCGAGGACCGCTTCGGCTGGTTCACCTACTTCCCTGCCGGCATGGAATGGTTCGACGAGGACATCTGGCAGTTCGAGAAGGCGTGGCACGGCGACAAGGTCGCTCGCCAGTATCTCGAGGGCTGGTGGGACGACGCCGAGCTGAAGAACGGCATCTACATTCGCAAGGACCCACGCCACCCGTGGCGCACGCAGCACGGCGTGACGCTCGCTGCTGCCCGCGAGATGGACTGGGACTACGTCATCTCGTCGCTGCCGCACAACGACGTCGGGCTACACGGCTTCGCCAAGGAGCACGGTGCGAAGTTCGGCGTCCAGGTCGGCAACAACCTCCAGGACTCGGACTGGACCCGCGCTGAGTTCATCCTCTCATCGTCCACGCTGCCGGGGCTCGGCCTCGAGGCGGCTGGCAAGGTGTCGACGTACAGGGGCATCCCCACGGTGGTCTACCACCAGGAGTTCAGCCTCGATACCTTCCGCTTCGAGTACCCGCCAGCGAACCGCCGCGAGATCGCGTCGTGGGTGAACTGCTTCGGCGAAGGGCCGTCGTATCCCGACTTCCTGAAGTTCGCCCGCCAGTACGCCGACGAGTTCGACTTCAAGGTCTACGGTGCCCTCGGAAGCGCCAAGGCTGACGAGTTCACCGATGCCGGCGCTGACGTGTCGTTCGTCCCAGACGTCGCTGACCTGATGCGCGCAGCGCGTGTCGGCTGGCACTCGAAGCATTGGTCGGACGGCTTCGGGCACACGATCCACAACTGGTTCGCCATCGGCAGGCCGGTCGTGGGCTACGCCCGCTACTACGCCGACAAGCTCGCCGGCCCGCTGTGGGTCGAAGGCGAGACGTCGTTTGACATCGAGGGCCTGTCCGAGGCCGACCTGGCTGCGCTGCTGCGACGGCTCTGCGAAGACGACGAGTACCACGAGCGCATCTGCACCGCCAGCGCGGCCCGCTTCCGAGAGATCGTGGACTTCGACGGCGAGGCTGAGGCCATCAGGATGATGCTGTCGTGAGGATGCTGTGGTTCGGCGACATGGCGGCCACCGGCTTCGGCTCGGTGACCACCGACATCGGTCGCGAGCTGCTGAACCTCGGCGTCGACGTTCGCTTCATCAGCCAGAACGACCTCGGCACCGTCCCACCGGAGCCATTCGGTAGCCGCACGCTCGACCTGGCGACGTTCGCCAGCGAGATGGGCCGCACCGGAATGCACGTCAAGGGTGTCAACGACGTCGTCGGCGACATCATCGACGGCACCACGCCGGCCCACCTTGCCAGCGGCGAGGAGTGGGGCGACTGGAAGCCCGACGTGGCAGTGCTGCTCGGTGACTTCGTTGCTGCGCGGATGCTCATCTCGTCGTTCACCGATGCCTTCGCGCGCATCCCGACGTTCCACTACGTACCCATCGAGGGCACCGACCTTCCGCCGCTCTGGGGCGACCTGTGGCGGACGGTGAAGCCCATCGCCATGTCGGTGTTCGGGCAGGATCAGATCGAGCGCGTGACCGGCCAGCGTCCACCGCTGGCGTACCACGGCGTCGACCCGAACGGCTTCCACCCGGTGTCGCCATCGGAGCCCATCATCGTTCCGCGCGGTACCGAGAAGGACGCACCCGAGGTTCACCTCACGAGCCGTGACGCATGTCGCCGGTTCTTCGGTGGCGACCCCGGCCATACGTGGGTGCTGCGAACGGATCGCAACATGCCGCGCAAGCGCTACGGCTCGCTGCTCCGCGCGATGCAGCCGGTGCTCGAGGCGCATGACGAGGTTCGGCTTGTCATCCATTGCAACATCTTCGACCAGGGCGGCTACCTGCCCGACTCGGTAAGCAAGTACCCGCCGGCCCTGCGCCAGAAGGTCATCTTCACGCAGCTCGGCCCGGTTCCCCGCCCGGTGCTCAATGCGCTCTATGCAGCATCGGACCTCTACGCCACGACGTCAGCCGAAGGCTTCGGATTGTGCATCGCCGAGAGTCTGATGTGTGGCGTGCCTGCGGTGGGAATGGACTACTCCGCGGTACCGGAGGTCATCGGCCCCGCAGGGGCGGTTGTACCCGTCCACAGCGAATACGACAACGAGTACGACCACAAGTGGGCGTGGCCCGACGAAGATGCCTTCGCAGAGAAGGTCGACTACCTCGTGAGCCACCCGAAGAAGCGCCGCGAGCTTGGCGCGCTCGGGCCGGCGCACGTCCGCGACAACTTCTCGTGGGCCAACGCTGCCCGCGTCATCGCTGACGTGTGTTCCGGTAGCGCTCTACCTGGCTCTTCGTGAACCACCAGTCCCGTCCGCGCTTCGTTCCGAACCACGGGATCCGACCGGCCTGACGGCGGACGACGCTGACCTCAAGGTTCAGCGCCGTCGCGGCCTGCTGCGTGGTCATCAAGCGACCGGCTCGCTGTAGACCTCGCCCAAGTCGGAAGCCGTGATGATGAACTCCACGGTGTAGCCGGTGGAGCGGACCCGCGCGACCTTCACGTCCACGACGCTGATATCGCCTTTCTCCGCGTACAGCAACGACTCGGCCACGGCGACCGCTGAAGCGCGGTCCTTCTGCATCCCGTCCGTGGCATCCCAGATGCTCTCGTCAGTGATGAGGTATCGGATGGTGGTCTTCGTCATCTCGTTTGCTCCCTTCGGGCTTTGCCCGTCTCGTTTATCTGATGTATCCATCATACACCCTAGCGTGTACAGTGTCAAGCCCTAATCGTACTAACCCCAAGGGGTACTGATGAACCAGTTCGTGACAGCAGCAGACGTGCGGACCTTCGCCAACATCTCGGGGACGACGGGCCGCTACTCCGACGCCAACATCTCGTCCAACGTCCTCGTCGCCCAGGACTTCATCAGCCGCGAAGCTCATCGCCAGTTCGCCAAGCGCGACGCGGTGACGCTGACGTTCACGACAGACGGACGGGCAGGCTTCGCCATCCCCGATCTGCGCACCGCCACCACGGTGACGTGGGACGGCGCGACGTTGACCGAGGGCGAGACATACGACCTCATCCCCGATGCGCGACAGTCCGGCGTATACGTCGCCATCCAGCTCCGTCCCGTGGATCGTGGCGGCAAGTGGTACTACGGCAACCCCGACTGGTGGGACCGTGGCCTCGACTGGCCGCGCCGCACCGTCGGCTCCGATACCAACGACCTGACCATCCTCGGAGACTGGGGCTGGGACCCGCTGCCGTATGACCTGCTCCACGCCGTCAAGGCGATGGCCGCCTGGCTCATCAAGCGCGGCGATGCGGTGCTCGCCGGCGCGGTGGCCGATCCTGCGACCGGCACCGTGTTCGACTACACGCAGCTTCCCACCGAAGTCACCGGCGTTATCCGCGCGTACTCGCTTCGCGAGCAGATCGGTTCGGTCTGATGGCCGAAGACTACGTGTTGACTCGTGTACCCCGTAGATGGGTACCCCGATGGCTTTGGAGCCTTGCCTCTATCTGGTATCCATTGGCCTATGTATTGACCGTGCATGATGTAAGCCGTTGTGAATGCGCCTGTCATGCAGTCAGCGGGATACGCGATTGCGCTTTCTGTGGCTGGAACGAACATGAAAAGGTTTCAAGCTGATGCCGCTGCTCACTGGCGACAAGGACCTGCTGCGTCGGCTCAAGGCCCTCGAGGATGGCGTAGCCGACCGCCGCATCCTCACAGAGTTCGGCCAGCTCGCGGTGCAGTTCGCCAAGGACGACGTACCGCGCAAGACGGGCAATCTCGGACGTACCATCCGCGTCGCCTCGGTAGACCCGCGCCGCCAGTCGGTGCAGATCCTCGCTGGTGGTAGCCGCAACGTCGGCTATGCGGGCTGGGTGGAGTTCGGTACCCGCGCCCACACCATCCGTCCACGTCGCCGTAAGGTGCTCGCGTGGGGCGGCGCACGACGCCTGAGCGGCACGCTACGCAGCGGAGCCCGTGCGACCAACTTCGCCACCATCGTCCACCATCCCGGAACGCGACCGAAGCCGTATCTCGTGCCCGGTGCCAAGAAAGCGCTGGCCGAGGTCGACAAGTCCCGAGCCGTCATCGAAGCATGGAATAGGGCAGCATGACCGTCATCGCCGATATGCGAACGGGCGCGAAGACCGCGCTCGACAACACCGCCTCGCTCGTCGAGCGTCACAGCGCGCAGCCTGCTGCCGTGGGTTCGTACCCCGCCGGCTGGGTGGGTGACGTGCGCACCGACCTGACGCACGACGCTGGAACCCGTCAATGGAACGCCGAGATCGACGCCATCATGGCCGTCTCATCGTTCGACAACGAAGAAGAGATGACTGCGCTCGACACCGCGACGAGCCAGCTCATCGACTACGTCAGCGACAACCCGCACCTCATGGGTGCGAACACCGTCGTCGAGCCCGTCCGCGCACGCCTGACCAGCGTGGACGACGGGCAAGGAGTGCCGCGACCAGCCGTCACCGTGACGCTTGGCCGGTTCGTGTTCATGGAGGGCCGGTAGGCCCCCGCCTGAAGCCCGCTAGGGCATAGGAGCCGAAGTGCCAATCAAGGGCTTCAGCAGGTTCCGCAAGTGGCAGTTCGGAAAGCAGTCAGCACTCGGTACGGGTGTGGCTGCGACTCGCCGGGTGCCCTTCCGCGGAGTCCTCGACATCAACCCCAACTGGCAGGACCAGGAAGACGTCGACACCGGGTCCATCGACCCCACGCTCGATCCCTTCCGCACTGCCACCGACATCACCGCGCCGCTGACCGCGACGCTGGACTTCCACCATCTCCCGCTGCTCTATGCTGCGGGCCTGCGTGGCGGCCAGTCCGCCTCGGCCATCGGTGGTGGCGGCTATACGTGGACGTTCCAGAGCGTCAGCACGACCGCGACCACGCTCGACTACTTCACCGCCGACTGGGCAGATGACGTCGATACCGACGGCATGGAAGCCATCGACGGCGTCGTCGAGAGCATGAAGTTCAGCTTCGACCCGGAGCTCGGCCCGTGGACCGTCAGCACCACCTGGCGCTTCGGCTCGGTGGACCACGGCGTCACGCCGACGGCTGGTCTGTCCGTCTCGTCCAACCTCCCGCTCGTCTTCGGTGCCGATACGGTGCTATACATCGACGACACCTCAGGCGGCATCGGCAGCACGCAGATCAGCGACGCTCTGCACGCGGCTACCATCACCATCGAGAACGAGATCGACGTCAAGCGCTTCGCGAATGGCTCGAACTCCCGCTTCGGCGTGGACGGCTACGGCCTCGCTGGGCGCACCATCTCCGCATCGTTCACCTTCGCCAAGAGCGACGACATCGTCGGTGCCCTTGACAGCGAGGTGGCCGACTGGCTCAGCGCCGACCCGGTCAACCGCTACCTCCGAGTCGAGACGACCTCGACGCAGAACGCGGAGTCCGGCAACCCGTACAAGTGGACGCAGGACTTCAGCGGTACCTGGCGTACCCGCAGCGACGGCGAACAGGGCGGCAATACGGTCGTCACGCTCGAGCTGACCGGTCGCTACGACGGTGGCCTCGGCTTCGCCTACAAGGGCACCGTGGTCAACACCCTCGACGCTCTTCCCTAGACAGAAGAAGAGCCCCGCTGTTCGGCGGGGCTCTGGCGGCTTACCCGATAAGGGTGACGAGCCGCTCGACGGGCTTGTAAGGCCCGTGGACCTTCTCGAAGGGGACCCAGGTCCCCTCGATCAGGTAAGCCGTGAAGCTCACCCGCTCGATGGTTCCGAGAGGAGTCTCGGTCCCGACCTCGAGGAGGCCGTGGGGGGTGTTGGTGAAGTCCTGCATCAGGACCTCCTTTCTGCCCTTCCGGGCGATTGGCGGGCTTCCGGGGTGGTGCCCTTTCCGTATCTGATGTATCCATCATACACCCTAGCGTGTACGGTGTCAAGCCCTAGCGGGAGAACTTTCGTACTATGTCTCGGCTTCTGCCCACCGAACCGGTCAAGGTGCGTATCGGCGACTGCGAATGTCCCGATACGCCGCACTCCGACGGCGACCATGCCTACCTCCGTCCTCGGCTCACTGCCGAGGGCGGGGCTGCGGCATATCAGGCTGTCCTCTTCAACAACGGCGACAGCGAAGCCCTCGCCGGCACGCTGGGCCGCATCTTCCTGCTCGACGGCATCGTCAAGTGGGACCCGCTCGATGATGACGGCAAGCCCATCGACGTCCGCGCAGCCATCGACGGCGCGGTCGACTGGACCGATACGCTGCTGCCCATCGCAGACAAGGCCGACGAGCTCTACGCCGAGTCGGTGCTACGCCCTTTCCTCAAGGCGAAGAAGCAGACACCCTCGCCCACTTCGTAGACGGGCGCATCGACATCAGCGAGCCGTGGTTCCTCAAGATGGCACCTGACGCCGTCTGGGCCATCCACGACCGCTACTTCGCCTCACGGCCTCCTGACTGGCCGTCGCTGACCCATCGCCTGCAACTGCTCGCCGAGGAGCGCGTCGGATCGCGTCTCCGCGCAGAGCGAGCAGCCGAAGACGCCGCCTTCGAGAAGGCCAAGAACAAGGTCTGACCATGCCCCTCTCCGAGACTGCGAACCTCGTCGTCAACATGAACCTGAAGGGTGACTTCAGGAAGGGCATGAAGGGCGCTGCCCGTGACCTCCGTGGCTTCACGACGCAGGCGAACCAGACGACCGGGCGACTGACGCGCTTGCAGGGCAAGCTCAAGAGCCCGGAACTGCGCCAGGGACTGCTGCAAGGTGTCGGGCTCTCCGGTGGCCTCATCGGCTTCCAGTTGCTCGGTACCGCCGTCAGCGGCGCGATCAGCTACATGGGCGACGCCGTCACCGCAGCGTCCGACCTCACCGAGGCGCAGTCCAAGGTGGACGAGGTCTTCGAGGACAGCGCGCCGACGGTGCGCCGCTGGGCTGCGACCATCGACGACTCGTTCGGCATCACGCAGCGAGCAGCGCTGAAGTCTGCCGGCACGCTCGGCAACTTCCTTGTCGCGCTCGGGCAAACCGAGCAGTCCGCCGCCGATATGGCTATCGCCGTTACTGAGTTGGCAGGCGATCTTAGTAGCTTCAATAACGTCGCCTCCGAGGATGTGCTCGTTGCGCTCCAGGCTGGCCTCGCTGGCGAAGCGGAGCCGGTGCGCCGCCTCGGTATCGACATCAGCGTCGCACGCGTCGAGGCGCTGCTGCTGGCGCAGGGCATCGAGAAGGTGAACGGTGAGTTCACCCAGAGCCAGAAGACGCTCGGTCGCTACCTCGCCATCATGGAGGACACCGAGAAGGCGCAGGGCGACGCTGCCCGCACGACCGACTCGCTCGCTGGCCGCCAGCGCGTGCTCGACAAGCAGCTCGGGGAACTCCAGACTCAGATCGGTACCGCGCTGCTGCCGGTGATGACGGAGCTTGCCACCGTCGCCACCGACGAGGTTATCCCGGCCATCTATCAGATTGGCGAGTCCATCGGCCCAACGGTCGAACTGCTCGGCGGGATGAAGGAAGGCATCGACGGTGTCATCGACGCCGTGCCACCGGAACTGCGCGACTTCTGGGACGACACGTTCGGCGGAGCCGGGCCGGTCCTTAACGCCGTCGGCAAGGGCCTGGAGGCAGTCGGAGATAACGCCGACCATCTCGAAAGGTTCGTCGGTGAAGCGACGCTCATCGGCGGCATCTGGGACGACCTCGCGCAAGGCGTCGAAGACCTCGCCGGTGCGAACGACGACCTCGCTGAGTCCTTCGCCACAGGGGCGCAGCAGGGTAGTCGGTACAACGACGTTACCGCGGGCATCGCCGACGCCTCGATGGAGGCGCGTCCGTCCATCCTTGGGCTGTCGAAGGCGACCATCGAGCATAGCGACGCGCTGCGTCGGCTGGAGCGTGCCTACGACGCTGCGCGTGAACGGCAGCAGGCGTTCGCCGATGCTGCTGACGAGATCGCCGAGACGCGCTCGCTGGGCAAGATCAACGCGGAACTCCGCGAGCAGCGCAAGGCCCTGCGCCAGGCTGCCGAGGCTGGCAACGTCCGCAAGTTCGCTGCGGCGCAGGCTGCCATCGAGCAGTTGAAGCAGGAGAAGGCGCTACGCAAGCAGGGGCGGCAGGCGCTCAAGGAATACAAGTCCAATACCAAGGAACAGCGACAGGCGCAGAACCGCGTGTCGCAGGGCATCACTCGAACGACGAACCGTCTCAAGGTGCTCGGCAACACGACCGCCAACCCGCGCGTCACGCTCGTCGGCATCAAGGCTGCGCAGGCGCAACTGACGACGCTACGGAATACGCTGGCCGCGCTGCGCGCAGAAGCTGGTGTGACCTACGATCCGCTGACCGGACAAGTACGGACGTCAGCGCCTGGCCGCCAATCCGGTGGCCCAGTGCAGGCTGGCCGCGCCTACGTCGTCGGCGAGCAGCGGCCCGAGCTCTTCGTGCCCAACCAGAATGGGCGCATCATGCCTAACGTGCCGCAGGGTGGCGGTGACATCTCCGTCTACGTCACGCCGTCGCTGGTCGTGGCTGCCGCACAGGTCGAGGACCAGACCACCAAGGCCGTCCGCACCCAGCGCTTCAGGGAGAAGAACTAGTGGCGGTCACCATCACGGTCGACGGAACGAACATCACCGACAAGGTACGCCTCGACGGTTGGCGCGTCGAGATGGCAGCCAACCAGGGCCAGGTCGGCACTGGCCGACTCGTCATCGACGACACGACCGGAACCGCAGACCTCGCGCCGACGGCCACCGAGTGGAGCATCACCGCGTCGGGCGCTACGCCCACGACCATCGGCGGCGGCTTCATCGGCGAGCAAGGCATCGATCGTGGCCCGCTCGTTGCCGGCACGCAGCGCCAGTTCGGTCCCGTCCTCGAGGACTGGAACGCCACGCTGACCGACCGTGTGCTCAAGGGTCAGGTAGCGAACCGCCCAGAGGAGACGGACTACCAGCGCATCTCGTGGTTGCTCGGCCAAGCCGTGCTCGGTCAGCTCGACGGTGCCGGCCAGGTGCCGAACACCAACACCGTCACGATGGACCCGACGAACTACCGTGGCAAGACGCCACTCGACGTCCTCGATGACTGCGCAGAGTCAGCAGGGAAGAACTTCTACATCTACTACGACTCTGGCTGGAAGCTGTACTACGACAAGACCGGCAGCACCGAGGCAGCCTTCACGTCGTCGCTCCAACTGTCGGGTGACAACTCCGACGTGGACAGTTCCAGCGTGTTCGGCATGTCCGACATCGACTACGAGGTGGACCCCGAGCGCATCTACGCCGTGCTCAACGTGAAGTGGGCCAACGGCTGGATCTACGAGCGCAATACCACGACGTCCACGACCTATCGCAACCTCCAGAAGACCGTCGTCAAGGAGAACATCAAGAAAGCCAGCCGTGCCCGTGCCTGGGCGCAGCGGCAACTCGCCAAGCTGAACGAGCCGACGAAACGGCTCGAATGCACCGTATCCGTACCGGAGTCGGCGCTCGGTGAGCTCCGCGCAGGGATGCGTATCGAGGTCAAGCTGCCCAAGCAGGGCATCACCGGCTTCACGTACTTCCGCATCGCGCAGACGACCATCCAGCCTCGCCGTGGGCGCCGTGGCTCGTCCGACGTCGAGTACGACGTGCGTCTCAAGATGTTCGACAAGCTGCGTCCGGTGAACCTCGACGACAACTACGCTGGCGGCGACTCGTCGGGCAATGCTGGTACCGGGGCGACACGCCCGCCTACGGACGTGGACTCCGGTGGCGGCAGCGGTGGCGGTGGCGGTGTAGACGCGCAGGCGTATAAGCTCGACGACTTCTCGCGGACCACGACCACGCCGGGAACCGTCGGCACCGGGTCCAGCTACGCGAACAGCGGCACGTCCCACAGCATCACGCTGCCCGATGGCTGCGACGTCCGTGGCCGCGGGCTCGTCGTCATCCTTGGCGACACCTGGTCAGACGTTGGCGTGCCGCACTTCGACACCGAGATGGAAGCGCTCGGCTTCGACCACGTCGGTGGTATCAGCGACCCCGGCAACGCCACGATGAATATCTGGTACAAGCGCATCGACGGCAGCGAAGGCTGGTCAGGAACGAGCGATACCATCACGCTGTCGACCAGCGGCGGAGCCACGGTCCACTCCTACGCGGAGCTGCTGACCGGCGCAGCGGGCAAGGCGGTGTCGTCGGTCATCAACACCGTCGATCCGCCCTCGCTCACCCCGGGCTGGGACACGGCGCATTCCGCGCGCTTCTACACCCTCTGCGCAGGCGACACGAACCGGGCGACCGGCCCCAGCGGCTACACCGAGGTCATGGACGCCAGCACGAGCGGCAACTACTTCGACGCGCACGCCAAGACCGACACGTCCGCGGCGGAAGACCCAAGCGCCTACGCCGCAGGTGGCACCGCCTCGACGATGACCGCTGCGATCCTCCTCGAAGGGCCGGGGCTCAGGGACACCGGGGCGTCAGGCATCAGCAGCGGCTCGTTCTCGGCGGGCAGCGAGGCCATCGACCTCCCCGACAGCCTGACGGCAGGCGACACCATTGTCGCGGTCGTCCAGAACACCGGGCTCGTGGACGACCTCGCCTCTGCACTCAGCGCGCAGGGCTTCACCATCCTGCGTCAGGAGTTCATCGGGACCAACGTCATCGCGGTCCTGAGTTATACAATGACTGGCTCGGAAGGCTGGACCGACGGCTCGACGCTCACTTGGACGACCACGGGCTCCGGCTCGTATCGCTGTGCGATGTGGGTCTACTCCGCTTCGGCGTCGGTCGAGGTGAGTTACGCCGCGTCGGTCGACCCGCCCGCGCTCGACCCGTCGTGGAACTCCGATGTAGCGACCGACTACTGGGTCTATGCCTTCTCCGATACCGGAGCGCCCACTGGCACGCCGAGCGGATATGAACTGTACGGCTATGGCGCATCGGGCATCTACTTCCGCGAGGCCACGAAGGTCGGTGGCACCGGAGCATCGGAAAACCCCGCGACGTTCGGTGGTGGCGGCGGCAACGATGCGACGTTCACCATTGCGATCGCCGAGTCAGCCGAGTCGGGATGGGGTTCCATCCCCAAAGGCTTCGGCGTCGACACCGAGGCCCCCTGGGAAGGCGGCAACGAGTACTCCACGACCGTCGATGGCACCGGCTACGCGTCGGTGTCGGGCGGTTCCGGCTACATCGTCATCGAAGCCGATGACACGTTGATCGAACAGCGCCTCGAGTCAGACGATGGCTCGGGCACGTCCGACGAACCGGATGGCCCATGGGTGCAAGGTGCTGAGTTCCTCGTCCGCTGGAACGTGGATGTGCTCGGCGACACGGGCGACACCGACCCGAACAACCTACAGCTCGGCGTGATCTCCGCTGACGGCGGCATCGACGCTGCGGTACTCATCGTCCGTCTCGGCGACGCCGCCAACACTACGCGTGGCATCGACGTGTCGCAGGGTGGCGTCCTGTCAGGCCTGGTCGCCAAGACCATCTCCGCTTCGACTGACTACCTCATTCGCTTCTCCGTGCTCGCTGACCGCGTGCGCGCGAAGCTCTGGGACGCCTCGACCACCGAGCCCACGGCGTGGGCCATCGATGACGCGCGCACCATCGACCCCGTCGGTGCCAGCCTGTACATCGCAGCGGCGGGCAACATCACTGGCGGCACCGTCACCCACGAGTTCAAGTACATCGACGCATCGCTCGGCGTGCTGCCTGGCTCAGCGGTCGGTCGCCACGTCATCGGCTACGGTGACGGCTCGACGGTGACCTTCTCGACGGACGGCCAGTCGTTCGCTGGCGGCACGCTGTCGGTATGGGTCGACAACCAGCCCGTGCTCCCTGCCTCGTTCGACTCCGCTGCTGGTACGTTCACCTTCAGCAGCGCACCATATGGCGACCCTTCTGACTCTGATGGCTCGGCGGTCATCGAAGCATCGTGGACGGCTGCCTGATGACAAGCTACGCGGTCCTCTTCAACTCCGGCGAGACGGTCCCGACACGGCTGAAACACAACTTCGTCGCGTCTAATACGCCCAACAGTGGGCACGGCACGTCTTTCGGATACGACGAAGGCTCGGTGTGGATCTACACGTCCAACATCTGGGTCTGCACCGACCCGACTACGGGCTCCGCGGTGTGGACGGCCATCGACGGCTCTGGTGGTGGCGGTGGCTTCGCCAACCCGATGACCACCGCCGGCGACCTCATCAAGGCTACGTCGGGCGGCACTGCGACACGCCACGCCATCGGTACCGACCGCCAGTACCTCGCCACGTCGAACACGTCCATCGCGTGGCGCGACGATGCGCCACTCGCAACGGACCTCTCGGTGTCCGGCAGCCACGACATCGACTACGGGCTCGCAGCGACGCACGACCTGACGCTGACCGGCAACGCCACCTTTACGCTGTCGGGCGCGGTGACCGGCCAGAGCACCGACCTCCGCATCGTGCTGCGCCAGGACGGCACCGGCTCGCGTACGGTTACGTGGCCCGGCTCCATCACATGGGCGGGCGGCTCCGCGCCGACGTTGCAGGCCGCAGCCGACGCAGTCGACACCATCGGCCTGCTGTCGGTCGACGACGGCACGACGTGGCTCGGCTATTACGACCAGACCGGCACGAGCCTGACAGCCGCGTCCACCGTCGAGGCGGAGACGACGTTCGGCATCAGCGCAGCGGTGGGCACCGACACCGAGTACGCCCGCCAGGACCACACGCACGGCACACCGACGAACCCCGTCACCGCGGCAGCGGTCAAGGCCGTCGGGCGCTGGGAGCCGGTCCAGTTCGACGACGGCTCGTCACCGTGGCCGTTCGTCTACCACGACGACGAGATCGTCGTCGCCTTCATCGAGACACCGTAAGGGAGGCCACGACATGGCTGACATCGAAACCATCGCGCTGGACACGAGGTACTTCAACGAGGCCACAGCTCCCGCGACACCGGCCTCGGGCAAGGCCGTCACCTACGTCAAGTCCTCGGACAAGAAGCTCTACCTCAAGGACGACGCCGGCACCGAGACGCTCATTTCGTCGGGCGCCAGCCTGTCGAACCCCATGACCACGGCCGGCGACATCATCCAGTCGTCGGATGGCTCGGGCACGCCGGCCAGGCTCGCTCTCGGATCGCAGGGCTCGTCCCTGCGCGCGGGTGCATCTGCGGTCGAATGGCAGAAGAACAACCTCGCAGCCACCGCCGCGCCTGACGCAGACAACGACGTGGACGAGGGCTACACCGTCGGCTCGGCGTGGTTCGACACGACAAACGACGAGGTCTACTTCTGCATCGACAACACCGACGGCGCGGCGGTGTGGAAGCAGGTAGGGTCGGGCGGCGGATCATCCCTCTCCACCGGCTCCTCCTTCCCCGGCTCCCCCTCGACCGGCGACCGTTACCGACGCTCGGACCTCGACTACCTCGTGTTCTTCTACGACGGCACGCGGTGGCTGTCGGAGAGCCTGCAATCGTCGTGGGCCATCAACGTGAGCGGCGAAACGATTACCATCAACGCCGCCGGTCGCTCAGGCTGGGGGGAGACTGATGTCTACCTCGTGGATGCCCTATTGACCAGCCGAATCAGTAGCACGAACAACGGCTCCCACTACTGGACGTTCAACGTGGTGGCGGCGCCATCCAGCACGAACATCGGTTCGGTCGACACCAGCGGGGATACGGCCGATGTCTACGCCGGGCACACCATCGCGCTGGACTATGTGCTGGACGTCTCTGCCGACCCGGAACTCATCGTCGGCCATGTGAAGACCGGCTCCCCCGGCAGCGTCCTTGTCAACGGACAGGTCACTTGGCGCTACATCGCCACTTGATATGTTCCACTTCTACTTCACCGGAGCATTTGGACCCATACCGATGACTAGACACATCTTCGACGTTCGCGACTACGGTGCTACCGGAGACGGCGTCACCGACGACACGGAGGCCATCCAGGACGCTATCGATGCTGCGTGCGTCAACGGTGGCACCGTCTACTTCGCATCGACGCAAGACTCCTACATCATCACGTCGGCGCTCACCATCTCTGGAGCAGCCATCCGCATCCTTGGTGACAGTGGCGTCGGGGCCGGGGCCGTCGTCGGGAGCATCGCAACAGCATCAGTCATCAAGCAGACCTCTGATGGTGAAAGCGGCTTCCTCCTCGGGGACGGCTCCGAGTACACCGTCTTCGATGGCGTAGCCATCGTCGGTCCACGTGACTCATCAGCCGGTGCAGCCATCTACCTCCAGGATGACCCGGACGGCGAGGTCCACATCAACAATGTCCGCACGGATGGCTTCTACTACGGCCTCCGCACCGGCTCCACCACGTACCACACCAGGGTCTTCGCGTCGCACTTCCTCTATGCGGCCAGCGCCGCTGTCTATCTCGCCGCGGGCGGGACGAGCCACGACTTCTACGGGTGCAAGATGGACAAGGCACCCATCGGGCTGTTCATCGGCGGGCACTTCTCGGTCGGCGTCTACGGTGGTGAGATCGAGGGCAACACGCAGTACGGGGTCGTGGTCGATGGCGACCACTCCGGTGGCGGTGCAGCGATGACATTCCAGGGCGTCTACTTCGAGCAAGTGGGCAACGCCGTGGAGGCAGACATCCTCATCGGGCAGACCGAGCCGGTCTACGCGGTCAACATCACCGGCTGCCTGTTCGTGGATAGTACGGCCGATCACTGGAACATCGACGTCAAGGAGGGCCACTACGTCACCATCATGGGCTGCGACCTATGGAGCGATAACGTGCTGCGTGTCGATGCTGCGAGCAGCAACGTGGTGCTCATCAACAATCACAACCGCAACAGTGGGACCACGTCAGGGACGTTCACAAGCCTTCCGTCGTAGACGGCGCAGCCTCTGCCTGGCCCTCGCTGAAACCGTAGCCCCTCTTTCCCCTCTCGCTTCGGCGGGAGGGGCTTTGCTGTGTCGTACGTAGAACTACTTAGGTGCCAGAACGCACCACGATGTCACGCAACGTGGCACAGTGGACGCACAGAGTCGAGGGGGGGCGGACGACGAGATACCGCCCCGGGTCGGAGGAGTCGATGCTGGCTGTGCGCCTGGACGAAGAACTACGGATCACCTGGTTGTCGGATGACGAGAAGGCGATGGGCCGCCTGCGGGTCGGGGCCCGTGTCGGCGAAGCGGGCCTGACCGACACGGCTGGACTCGTAGCGTTCGGGCGCGCAGCGCAACGAGCGATGTGTACCGGCGGCGCCCAGGCCGTCGACCTAGCCCTCGGCTCCGTGCTGATGGTCCCTGATGCCGGCGGCTGCGAGACGTACACGTCCTCACGAGGCGCCGTGCTCATGGTTCCCGCTGACGGACTCGTGACGGCGTACCTCGTGCCTGAGCGTTTCGAGGTCGCCAGCGATGCGCGCTACCTCCGCGGTCAGCTCATCGAGCGCAGCGAGTCGCTCGAGGACGAGGGCGATCCGGTCTAGCGCCTCTTCGCTGGGAGCGCGCTGAACGGGCGCTGACGCCCCGAAGATGCGTTCCAGCGCCTCCAACGTCTCTGGCCGTGGGTCGCGCCCTGACGGTGCCTCCCAGACGCGCACGGTGCCTTCCTTCGTCTCGTAGCCCGCCACGGTCAGGTAATGCGCCAGTTCGGCCACGGTCCAGCCCTTGGTCCGTCGCTGCTGCTTCAGCCACTGCGCTAGGGGTCTCACCGCGCCACCCTAAAGGATTACGTCACGTTCGTGACATTATTCTTGTTGCGGGTATTGACAACGTGCGCAACAACGTGCGATAGTCTTGGCATGCAAGAGCCATCAGGACGCGAACTCGCGGCAGCAAGAACCATCCTCGCCGTTACCCAGATCCAGCTTGCTCGTGCGGCTGGACGACGACGGGAGTGGGTGTCGCGCATCGAGTCCAAGCCATCGGTGCCCGCAGCCCAGGCCACGCGGTACATCAAGGCCCTTGCAAGTTGCGCAACGACGCGACACGAGGAGGTGGCCTGAGATGGGAGTGACTCATGTTCACGGCGCCTGCCCTGTCCGTGAAGAAGGGGCGCCCGACGAAGGATACGACAACACTGTCCGACCTTCGTATGGACGTTCACGCATGGAAGGGCGAAGCGAAGAGGATGGCGATCTCGGTGGCACCGATGGTGCACCGACTGGCGACCGACTCGCTGACGCCTTCGCAGCGCTCCGCGCTGGAGGGCGATATCTACTCGGCCCTGCTGGGGTTCCTGAAGCGAGCCCCGTGACCTATTGGTGCCGTTGGTGCGGACCACGACCCGACGGCACCGTCATCGCGATGGAGTGCAACCGGCATATGAGCCGGTGCTGGGAGGCAGCATGAACGACGAGGTCAACCTTGACGCGCAACGCAAGATCGCGGAGTTCGAGGAGTGGGAAGCCGAGTACCACAGCCGCGCGGAGCACTTCCGCCGCGAAGCGCAGGACGCGCATGAGGTCGGCGACGGCAGGACGGCCATCTCACGCCTGCAATCGGCTCACATCTGCGACGCGCAGGCCGCCACGGCCCGCCGCTTCATCGCGGACCTTCGCTACACCTTCGAGGACGTCGCGGACACCGCCATCAAGACCGGCGGCTGGCTGTCCGCGCCAGCGAGGGACGCAGCGTGATCGCGAACGCGCGACCACCGCTGCGCCAGCTCGACCTTCCGCGCTGGTGCCGCTGCGAAGACGGCACGCCGAAGAAGGCCCACGCATCACGTAAGGAAGCCCGCGACTACGGGCGCCGCGTGTGGGGAGACGTGCGCCGCTTCCGCCAGTACCAGTGCAAGGCGTGCGGCTCGTACCACAACACGACAAGGAGGGCAGCATGAGCGTCGGTCTGCACCGCGACGCCAAACACTTCTACTTCTGGAACGGTGACCCCGGCGTACCCGGCATCACCACCGTCCAGGGCGTCATCGACAAGCCCGCGCTGGTGGGCTGGGCGAAGCGTGAGACGGCGAAGGCCGCGGTACGCAACTTCAGCACCGTCATGTCCATGCTCGACGCCAAGGACGTCTCGGCGGGTGTGCCAGAGCCTGAGCTCGACAGCCACCCAGCCGTCGGCTACCTCAAGGCGATGCCAGGATGGGAGCGCGACAAGGCGGCGAACATCGGCAGCGCGATCCATCGGCTCGCCGAGGCGCACGCGCGCAACGAGAAGTACACGCCGACCGACGAGGAAGCGCCCTACGTCGAAGCGTTCATCCGCGGCTTCGTCGAGAAGCACAAGCCGCAATTCCATCGCGATTATATCGAGTACATGGTCTACAGCGAGGAGCACCGCTACGGCGGAACGATGGACGTCGCGTGCCGCATCGGCGACGACGTCTGGCTCATCGACTACAAGACGTCGAAGGGCATCTACGCCGAGACGTCGTTGCAGCTCGCTGCGGGCCACTACGCGCAGTTCGTCGGCAAGCCAGACGACCCGAAGAAGTACAAGATCCCGCCCGCTACGCGGTTCGGCGTCGTCCACATCCGGCCAGAAGGGGCGTACCTGGCCGAGTACCCCATGAAGCCCGCTGCGTGGGAGGCGTTCCTTGCCTGCCGCGCGCTGTGGGGCGTCATCCACGGCGAGTACTTCGCCGAAGTCAAGAAGGCCATCAGGGAGGCTGCATGAGCAAGAAGCTGTTGGGCTGGACGGCCCACTACGACGACGGCACGCAGGAGAAGTTCCGCGCCGAGGACATGATCACGCTTATAAAGACGCTCGGCCTAAACGGCGGAGGTGGTGGCGGCGGTCGCTACACCTACATCAACGCCGACGAGTGCCCGACGCACGGGCCGTGGCGCGCGGTACCTGCCGGCACGTCGAAGTCCACCGGCAAGCCGTACCCCGCCTTCTGGGCCTGCGACCAGGAGCAGGGCGAGGAACGCTGCACCAACAAGCCCAGTCGCGATTGGGTCGAGACGCATCCGCCCGACCGAGCTGATGACGACTTCAGCCAGAAGGCGTCGGAGCCGACCGCTGCGCCAGCGCAGAGCAGCAGCGAGTTCGACGACTTGCCGTGGTAGCCATCGGCAGGCCGCGGTCTTGTGACTGTGGAGACTGCCAGAAGTGCAAGCACCGCGACTACATGCGCGAGTGGTATCGGAGTCAGTCTCCAGAGAAGAAGCTCGCGATCGTTGCAGCCCGTGACCGCGAGGCCATCAAGCGAAACGAGCGGAAGCGATGGGGAACGCCGAAGAGGCGCGCGAGCCTTCGTGCCGCCAGCGCCCGCCGCTATCCGAAGAACCTCAAGAGTGGCAGGACGCGCGCCATGTCCGCAGTGGCGTATGCCGTCAAGACCGGCAAGCTCATCAAGCAGCCGTGCGAGGTGTGCGGAACGTGGCTCGTTCAGGCGCATCACCACAACGGCTACGACAAAGAACATCAGCTCGACGTGCAGTGGTTGTGCGTCATCCACCACAAGGCCGTCCACGGCCACCTGAGGGCCGCGTGATGGCCGACACCGTGCTCATCAGCGGGGTGGCCGTTCTCGGCCTCCTCGCTGCCGCCATCGTCTTCGTCGGCGTCATCAACGGGCTGGTCAACGTCATCGCCTGGCTGATGGGATGGGACGAATGAGCCAGCTCGCTCGCGTCGAGAAGATGGACTGCATGACCAAGGAAGAGTGGGAGGAGTGGCTGGAGGCTGCACGCAACTACCAGGCGAACGCCAACCGCAGCCGGAACTACAAGACGCTTCGCGTTCGGCCCTGCCACGACTGCACGCGGGCGTTCGCCGCTGAGATGCAGGCGCAGGATCGCTGCAACGGCGTGCCTGGCGCATGGCGTGACATGACGCGCGCCGAGCACCGCCGCTACAACATGCTGCTGAGCCAGCGTCGACGCAGGGCTGTCGCATGAGGTGCCCCAAGTGCGGCGGTGACACGCAAGTCATCGACAGCCGTCCTGACGCGAAGCACGGCTGGTACATCTGGCGGCGCCGACGCTGCTGGGAATGCAAGCATCGGTTCACGACCGAAGAGCGGGCGCGGGCATGAGAGCCGTCAACATCACAAGTGGTGAACCTGTGGTAGTCGATGGGGGATGTTCAGAAGCGATGGTGCAAGCATTGCTTCTACAACAACTGTGGGGTAGCGGGGTGCTTGCCTATGCCGAAGTCACCGTCTACCTACCGAGCGACTATCCAAACAAGTACTTGCGCGCCGACGTTGCCATCCTGAACAACTTTACCGATCTTGGTGGACTCGTGGAGGTCAAGCAAGATTCCTATAGCGACAGCGTTATGGGGCGTGTAGTTAACCGCAGCTTGCATGACGACACACACATAGCGGTCACTCAGGCCCTTAAGTATGACCTCACCGGTCTGCCGTGGCGCTATTGCTTCGGGCTTGAAGATATCGAACAGACGGTAGCGTGGGCGAAACGCGTCAAGCGTGGCGTAGTTGAGCCAGGCGAGGTATTCCCATGAGTGATCGTCCCTACAGCCGTCTGTACTGGGAACTGCTGTCCGAGTTCCCCGACGTGGCGAGCGACCCGGAGCTGATGGGCACGTACTCGCTGTTGCTCATCGGCGCGGACATGGCATGGGACGGCAAGGAGTCCCGGCCGTTCATCCCGCGCCACGTCAAGGACACCGTGTTGGCCCGCCTGGTCGCACTCGACCTGGTGTCTGTCGAAGAGCCGACCTACACCATCCGCGGCCTCATCAAGGAGCGTGCTCGCAGGAGTGCGCAGGCATCCAGAGCGAGCAATGCCCGTTGGAATGCTCGCAGCAATGCTGACAGCAATGCTCGCAGCAATACTGGTGCATTCGGACATGGAATGCCTAGACGAGACGAGACGAGACAAGACAAGAAGAGCAAAGAACCAGCAGAACCGACCGGCGAGTCGGATTTGGTAGATACGTATTATTACCTAACGGTGCGGACACCCAAGCCGACCGTCGTCGCATGGCTTGACCGGCTCGCATCCGAGCATGGCGAGGAAGCCGTCAGCCAGGCGATGGCCCGCGCGTGGTCAGCCGACCCGGATATCGCCACCTTCATGGGCCGCGTCGACAAGGATCTGCTCGTCGCCAAGCGTGCCCGTGTTCGCGAGGCCGAAGAGAAGCGCGCCGCTGCCGAGCGCGAGTACCAGCGCAAGCTGCAAGAGAAGGTCGACAACGCCACGCCCGAGGAGCGCGAGCGCGCCGAGAAGATCAAGGGCGGCATCAGCGAGTTCCTGAAGGGCGCGACGGCATGACCGACACCCGCGCCAACCTCGGTGCCCATCGCCGCCAGCAGCCCTGCGAGCACTGCGGTGCCTGGCCGAAGACACCACACGCCAAGACGTGCCCGAAGGCCAAGCGTGCCCGCTCCAGCATCCGCGCCGGCAAGGACTGGGAGCGCGAGACGGCCCGCCGACTCAACGGTCTGCGCATCGGCCAGTTCGGCGGCAAGTCCGACGTGCGCTCCGAGCAGTTCAACGTGCAATGCAAGGTCGGCCCGTCGTACTTCCCCGAGCGGATGTGGGAGTGGCTCCAGGCGCTGCCCGCCGACGGTCGCTGCCCGGTCGCGGTCATCGGCGACCGCCCCGGCTCGGGCCGCAAGCGCCGCGCCGTGATCGTGCTCGACCTCGACGACTTCATCGACCTGATGGGAGGGAACGAGTGACGACACCCACGCTCTGTTACGCATGTTCCGGCCTGGGCTGCGGCGACTGCGCCGGCACCGGCCTGCTAACCGTTCAAAGCCAGCCGAAGAATGAACGGTTAGAGCGCAGCACCTGTCGACACCGCTGGGTACGCGTCTTCGGGATCGCGTACTGCCGCGACTGCGGACGTATCCCGGCTCGCGAGGAATGGGCGGTTACCCGATGAGTGACATCGAGCAGGCGCTGGCCGAGGCGCTGAGACTCGCTGACGTGGAACCAGGCGACGACCGCAGCGACCTTGTGCCGCTGTACCGCGCGCACGCTGCCGCCATCCTCGCCACCGAGCCGATGCAGACCATCGCCAGACAGGCTGCCATCGGGGCAGCGGTGGAGCGGTGGACGGCGCAGGAGCAGTCCGTATACCTGACCCCGGCCTACCCCTATGACTCGAGCGGGTTCCGATGCGTCGTCTTCGAGCAGGGAGCAGACGAGGACGACGACCCGCTACGCGAGGGCGATGGTTCCACCATCCCCGAAGCCATCGCAGCCGCGCTGGAGGCACCTTACGCAACTAGGCCCGCACATTGGTACGAGTTCGACCGATGACTGACATCCAGCAGGCGCTGGCCGAGGCGCTGGGAATGCTCAGCCACTACGACTACGAAACGAACGACCTCATCCTGCGCGGCACACATCGAGATGCTGCTGCCGCCATCCTCGCCACCGAACCCATGCAGGCCATCGCCCTGTACGCGGCCATCGGCTATGTCGTGTGGGACCGAGCCGTGCAAGAGCATCAGCCACCCAGATGCAAGTGGCATGACCACGGCCCCGAGATGCACATCAAGGACGCCCAGATGCGTGACGCGGCATTCAGAACGCTCGACCCGGAGGCACCGACCGATGAGTGAACCAAGGACCCCGACCGCAAAGCGGCTGCTTGGTGGCGAAGCCATCGACAGCAGCGAACGCCACGAGAACGGCGAATGGACACACACCCGGCGCTACCTAGTGGAGTACGACGACCTCCTCGCCATCGAGCAGGAGGCCGCAGCAGCAGAGCGTGAGCGGCTACGGGAAGCGGCCAACGGTGCGGAAGTGCTGTGGCACGAAGACACCGAGCAGTGGGTGATGTCGTTCACCACCTTGATGCGGCTCCTCGCAGACCCGGAGGCCGACCGATGACGCCGCAGGAAGCACTGAAGCGGGCGATACGAGGTGCCGGGTATGGCCCCGCGCTCATCAACGACTCGCGTATACCGGCCATCATCGCGGCCTTGCCCGACCACATGGTCATCGTGGACGATCGCGACACATGGCACGAGGACTACCGCAAGGAAAAGGCCCTCGCTGACCAGCTGGCCGAGGCGCTGGAAGATGCAGCCAACGCACTCTACCGCGAGGGCTTCCACGCCGACGAGCAAGACGCCCGCGAAGCCCTGCGCCAGTACGAGGAGGCCCGCAAGTGAGAACCGCCATCGCGGCCCTGGCTGCCGTCACCATCCTTGCCCTGCTGCTGGATCGCTGCCGCCGCAGCCCGGACCTCGGCGGCTGGGTCGGCGACTGTCCCTACGAGCCGCCGGCCGAAGTACAAGTCGACTGCTACCTCGACGAACTCTGGTACTCGCTGTTCGAGCGGAGCGTGGCGTGAGCGTCATCCTGGCTGACGACTCACCGAAGCGTCCGCTGGCGCAGCGGTTCGCCCGCCATCTCAACACGGCGATGCGCCGTCGTGGCGTCGGCTCACGCACGGTAGCCGAGGCCGTCGGCGCTTCCCGCAACAGTGTTACCAACTGGCGACGCGGCCAGACGCTGCCGCATACCGAGACAGCGCGGAAGCTCGCCGCCGCACTCGACACGCCGAAGCTGGTGGAGATCATCCGCGAGGTGCGCACGAAGACTTGCGACGTCTGCTCGGAGCCGTTCCTCGATGAGACTGGTGGCTACAACCGGCGCTTCTGCTCCGACGGCTGCCGCAAGGTCGCCGAGAAGATGCGGACCGGCGTGCCAGTACGCAAGCGCGCAGCAGTGGCCGAGCGCCGACTGAAGGACCATCGCGATGCCGTCGAGGCATACTGCCTGGCCTGCGAACCGGACCGGCGTTGCGTCACTGCCGACTGCCCATTGCGTAGCGTCAGCCCGTTCGCGCTGTTCGACAGCCACATCGACATCGTCCCGGTGCGGAGGCGTGTCGCATGATGATCCAGTGCCAGCGGTGCCCGAGCCGTCGCTCGAACGTCGTGCTTGACGAGCGAGAGAACGTCTGCTGGGCCTGCTACAACGCCGCCGTCAAGGCGACCCCCGGCAAGGTCCGAGCGCGGACCTCGACGAAGCCGACGGCGTACTACGCGAGGACGCAAGGAGCGCGACCGTGACTCTCGCTAACCCCAAGAAACCAAACAGTTGGAAGTACACCCGCGAGCAGGCGTGGGACCGCTTCGCCTGCGCTCGCTGCGGGCGTCCCGTCCACCCTGCGTCGCACCCGCCCGACGGCGACCACATCGGCAACTGGGCCGACCGCGACCGCGACGAGTACTGGATCAGCGGCATCTGCCCGAGCTGCTGGGTCGCCGTGATGGGGCCAGAGGACGCATGACCCCGTGAGCGTTCGCAAGTTCCTCCTTGCGATGTCCGCAATCGTCGCCCTCGTCGTCGTTGCGCTGGTCCTCGGCTTGCAGCTCGGCTGGTCCACGTTGCAGCCGTCGGTGGGACTACCTGTTGCGCTCGTGTGATATAACTTGAGCATGAGAGGGCTAGCCCGTCGCTACTTCATTACCCGCGCCTTGGTCGGTTCTCCCTCCCGCCGGCCAGGGCGCTACCTTTGCCTGCCGGAAAGTTGTTTACATGGCTGAAGCCATCATCGCCGGGGCTCTGATCGTCGTCGTCCTTGACCGGATCGCGCTCCTCATTCTCAGTACGGGGGCGCGGTGAGTGGCTACGACCCGCAGGACGAACGCCTCCTATACCGAGTGCGGATCGCAGCATCAGTCGTCACCGTCGCGCTATTCGTCATCGTAGTCCTCGCCGACCGTGAGCCTACGACGGTAGGCATGGTTGCAGGGGCACTCTTCGTCCTGCTCGGCCTTGTCAGCGCCGACTACATCAGGCGGAATGGCAATGGCCGCTGAGCTGAACGCGGTCCTAGCCGTCCTACTGTGGTTGCTCGTGCTCCTGGCTGGCTGGGTGACGCAGCGTCGGGGCGCGTTGCCTACGCCGATACTCATCGTATGGCTGGCGTTCCTGAGCCTTGCCACCCGTCAATGTCCTTAGCTCTGTCCCGCCGTTGGTGCCTGCCCTGCGGGGCGACCTCGACGCCGTCCGCTTCTGGATGGCTTTCTTCCGTGGCACAGCCATCGTGCTCGTGGCTGGCTACGCCTGGCACCGCTGGCACGAATAGGGAGGCTGCATGACTGACGCGCTTGATGCGATCCGAGCGCATAACACGACTTCAGGCGGGACCTGTGAGGCCGGCATGTTCCTGCGACAGAACCCGGACCTCGCCGAGACGGTCGAGAAGGCGATGGACGACCCGACCATCCAGGGCAAGGCCATCTCGCGCTGGCTCGCCAGGGAGCACAACATCAAGCTCGGCCACTACACCATCAACCGGCACCGTCGCGGGGACTGCGGCTGTGAGTGACCTCGACGACATCCGGGCGATGGCCGAGGATGACCAGACGAAGGCCGCGTTGCGCAAGGCGCTCCGAGCGCTCGACAACGAGCGCAACAAGAACGCCGAGCTCTACCGTGCCGTCTACGATGCCGCCCGCGATGCCGCGTCGGCGATGGTCATCCCGAAGGTGCCCAAGTGCCGCAAGGACAAGCGCACCAGCGACCCCGAGGCCGCCGTCCTGCTCGGCGCAGACTGGCAATACTCCAAGACCACGGTCGAGTACGACAGCGACATCGCGCGCCAGCGCATCGAGCGCCACATCGACAAGTCGTTGCGCATCATCGACTACGTTCGCCAGCATCACCCGGTGCCCGAGGCTCACTGGCTTCTGTTGGGTGACCTCGTCGAGGGCGAGCTTATCTTCCCCGGCCAAGCGCATCGCATCGACGCAAGCCTGTATCGACAGGTCTTCGAGGTGGGCGAGATCATCGCGCAGCAGGCCCGCCGCATCAAGTCTTACGTCGACACCGTCAAGGTCGAAGGTGTCATCGGCAATCACGGTGCCATCGGCGGTCGTGCTCGCCGCGAGATGCACCCAGAGTCCAACTCCGACGCGATGGCGATGAACATCGCCCGCCTCGCGCTCGAGGGGTCAGGCGTCGAGTTCCCAGAGCCGGTCACCGACAACGAGCGCCACTGGCACGCTGTCCACGAGGTCATGGGCAAGAAGTGGTTCATGGCTCACGGTGACCAGGTCAAGGGCGCATCGTTCGGGATCCCGTGGTACGGCTTCGGCAAGAAGGTGCAGGGCTGGTACATGACGCTCGGTCCGTTCGACTACGTCGCTACCGGGCACTGGCATCAGACCGTTCGCGAGGACATCAACGGCATCATCCACTTCGGTGCCGGCTCCACCGAGAGCGCCAACACCTACGCGCAGGAGTTCCTCGCTGGCGGCGGGCAGCAGGGCAGCCAGTGGCTGCTCTTCCAGAACGCCGACGGCCTGACATCAGAGCATCCGATCCGGCTATGACCCGCTTTGCCCGCACCCTCATCGCTCCCAGCCTCGCCGTCCTGCTGGCGTTCGTCTTGTTCGCGATGGCGTTGGAGCGAGCGTCATGAGGGCTGTACCATTCGGGGCACGACCGTGCAAGACATGCGGGGTCGTAGGGTGCCTCGAGCACCTGGCGGTAGAGCAGGATTACCCCGATAGCGCGTGGAACGTGGAGCGCCACGACTACGCGCCACGCTGCGAAGACGACGCGAACGACTGCGACTGCTGCGGCCAGGAGGTGACGCAATGACTATCCGCCCGCTTAACGCCTCGGAGAAGCTGCTGGCCGGCCCGCCGTACTTCGGATGTGGCCTGTCCGCCGACTTCCTGTGTCAGATGCTCGCTACGTCGAACGAGGCTGGCCGCAACAAGTGGCAGCGAGAGATGGGCACCGGAGCGAAGCGGCGAACGCTACAGCGTGGTTGGGACCGCTTCGAGCAGCAGATCCCGCCAGACTCCAACGGCTGGGTCGACCAGGGCGACATCCAGCTCATCCGCCGCGCCATGTGGGGGCAGGACTGCGAGCAGCCGTTCATCGGTCGCATCCCGCTCGATGAGGTCTGGGAGGCCATCGGCGACTACGCCGTCAGCGCCGCTATCGACACCGGAGCCGTCGGCGCTGGTCATCCCATCCGCAGATGGGTGGGCGCGGTGCCGCACCAGGTCGTCTGGTGGGCGAAGCGCGTGGTGAAGGGCACCAAGATGGTCAAGCACTACTGCCCGATGCACCCACCCGGCAAGCGCGCCTATAGCGGGCACTGGGTGAAGTGGCAGGATGCAGCGAAGTGCGCCAAGGCCATCAAGGGCAGCGCCGGCCAGGCGTTCGTCGTGCTCTACCCCATCGGCGACTGGACCGAGGCCAACCTCGTCCGCCAGCGCAAGAACACCGTGATCCGCCAGCAGCGCGAAGCCATCGTCGAGAACGAGCGCACGATCAGCCGCGTCCGCGAGGCTCGCGATAAAGCCCGCGACGAGGTCGTGCAGCGTGACATCGAGATCGCGCGGCTCCAGATCGACCTGACCGAGTGTCAGGAAGGCCAGCCTGAAGACATCCTCAACGATCACATCGACCAAGCCATCGAATGGTTGGAGGAGCAGCGCCCGTGAGCATCGAGTCAGAGATCAACGCCCTCATCGACGCGAAGTTGGCGCCGGTGCAGGACGCGGTAAACGTCAACGTTCAGCACCTCGGTCTTCTCGATGCCGACATGGTGTCCCTTGCGGCACGCGTCGCTGCGTTGGAGTCTGCTGCGCCGCCCAAGAGTGTGATCGGTCCGCGGTACGACCTCTATGGTGCCGGCGCTTCGGGCGACTTCCCGACGTTCCCAACCATCGGCGGCTCGACGGTCCTGCTGCCGGCAGCCACCGCAGCGGCAGGTTGGTCGGCGGTCGAGTCGTTCATCAACAGCCAGAGCAGCGGCACGACCATCGTGTTCGACTCGTCTGGTGGCGGCACCGACTACGGTGCTGGCACCGAGATCGTCATCGACAACCGCATCCGCATCAACAACGGCTACAGCGTGCTTAAGACCGGCGTGACCCTATGGGGCTACAACACGCGCATCCGCCAGACCACGATGACGCGCCAGTCAGGCACTCGCAGTTCGGACCTCCTGTGGTTCGACGGCGGTGGCTTCGAGGACTGGAGCATCCTCGGCTTCGACCTCATGGGGCCAAATACCAATGCCGGCACCTACGACTGCCGGACCGCCGACCTCGCTGACGAGGAAGGCCCGGGCATCAACATCGTGGCCTTCAACGGCGTGGACATCCTCGACTGCTACTTCCACGACCTTTACGGCGACGCCATCTACGTGCCTGGATGGGACAGCTTTGCCTCGCGTCATTACGGCTCATGGTCACATGGCTCCCATCCGCGCGACATGGAGGTCGGCTGGTGCCACGTTGACGGCACCGCTCGGCAGACGCTGGCCATCCAGCAGGGCTCGACCATCCGGGTCCACCACACCCGGCTCGAGCATTCGGGCCTCGCGACGTGGAACAACGAGGACCAGGTCTACGGCACGCAGCGGTACTTGCGGGACGTGCGCATCGAGAACTGTGAGTTTGCGACGTGGTCGTGCGGTATCAAGGATGTGCCCAACGGCTCGCTGCATAACTGGCCGCTCATGTTCGTCTCGCGTACGTCTGAGATCGACGTCGTCGACGACGTGACCATCGACTCTTGTTCGTTCGACGTCGGCCACCTCGGGTGGGGCAATCCCGACGCTGAGGTCGAGGTCTACGGCAGCGTCCAGAATGGTGGCGCTGGTAACGGCGGCGTCCACGTCATGGCGTCGCCGGCGCCGTGGTATGGGCTGTCTGACTGCCGATACAGCACCAACCTGACGTTCACCAACAACACGTTCACGCTTCAGTCAAACCAGCAGAACGGCCTCGCGGTCTACCTACGCAACTGGCACGGCATCACCATGACCGGCAACGACATGCAGGGCCTCGACTGTCGGTTCCGCGATTGTTCCGACATCACGTTCAGCGACAACGGCACGAGTACCTACAGCACGTAGCAACAGGAGCGACACCGTGAACGAGTCAACCATCTTCGGAGTCAGCGTCCGCGCCTGGCTCGCCCTCATCACCGTCGTCAGCGGGCTGGCGTTCCTCTACGTGGCCTACTTCTGGGCCGCAGAGCCGGACCCTGTCATCATCACCGCCGTCGTCGGCTTCATCGGGCTGGCGTTGGGCTACTACCTCGGCCAGAAGAACAGCGTGCAGCGTGACGTTCTCGTCGACCTTGGCGATGATCCCAACGAGCTGCCCATCCGGGGCGACGTCGATTGACGACCGCCCTGCGAGCTCCACACCAGCACGAGCACCGTCGCAGCGTCGAGCGCAAGGCTGACCAGGGCAAGATGCCGCAGACCCTCAAGGGCCTGCTGCGCTGGTATGTCCATGCGTTCGACACCGAGACTCCCGAACGACTCCACAAGGGCGAGGTGTGGCGCGACCACGTCACCGTCAGCGAGATGGACGAAGGCGTACAGGCCAAGGGCGGTTCGCATCTAGGCTCGCCCGCCCTCGCCGATGGCTTCCGCCGCGTCCTCGAGGGCTCCGCTTCGCAGATCGATGAGGATGGCTACTACCGCTATCCCATCCGCGCCGCGCTCTCCCGCCTCTCTCGCCGCAAGCCCTTCATGGCGCAGTTCCTCGTCCGCCTTGCGATGTGCGAGGGAGACTGGCGCAGCGTAGCCGACGCGCTGGGCTTCCCGCATGAGTTCGTCGAGACGTACGCCGAGGCTGCGCTACGTCGGCTCTGGCGTACGACCTACGATCGGACGCTTGCGTGACTGTGGTAGCGTAAGGGCTACGACCTATACCGCACCCGCGCCAGGTGACCCATGGCGCTCCGGCCGGCAGGCCCAGACAGCCTGTCGGCTTTGCTATGGAGTCCGCGATGAACGACTCAGACTGGATCGCCTTATGGGTCCGCCACTGCGCTCCCGTAGCGATCTTCTGCCACGTCAAGGCTAGCGGTGTCCAGTACGTCCTGATGCCGATGATGCACGACGACTGCGAAGAGTGTGGGCTCGTCCATTGAACCGCCACACCGTGAACCTCCGCCACCATGAATACCGTTGCCACGGCTGCAAGGGTCGCGGCGACCTAGCCTGGGCCGTCATCCATGTCGTCATCCACCAGTACCGAGCAATCGACTGATATCGATGGGAAATCGTGGATGCCTGGCCGGAACGGCGGCAAGCTGCGCCGCGGTGGCCCTGGCCGCCCGAAGATGCGTGACACCGTTACCGGACACCTCCGCGAGTTCATGCTCGGAGACGACGAGAAGGCTGGCATCGTGGACGCTCTCATCGTCAAGGCCATGAAGGGCGATACCCGCGCTATCGAGCTCTGCCTGCACTACGGCATCGGCAAGCCCACCGACAAGGTCGAGGTGAGCGGCCCTGATGGCGGCCCGATCACACACGCTACCGAAGACCTCGATGACCACGAACGTCGCGCCCTCCGAGACGCCATCACTCGCGAGCTTCAGCAGCGAGAAGCTAAGGAACCTGCTTGACGGTCTTGGATGGGTCCCAGAAGCCCACCAGACCCCGCCCGTCGGAGAATGGGTCTACTGGCTCATGGTGGCAGGGCGAGGCGCTGGCAAGACCGACGCCGGCGCGCACTACGTGGACCGCCATGCGCTGGGTCCGCCCTGCATCCCCGGCCCCGTACCCCACCGCATCGCTATCGCAGCGCCGACGCTGGGTGACGCTCGTGAGACGTGCGTACTAGGTGACTCCGGGCTCGCTGCCCATGATCGCGACATCAAGTTCGCCAAGATGGACGGCATCCTCGAGTGGCCCAACGGAGCCCGTGGCCGCATCTTCGGCGCGTTCACCCCGGAGGACGTCGAGCGCTGG